ACCTGGAACGCGGCCTCCAAGATCTCCCGGTACCCGCAGTACGGCCTGCCGGGTACCTAGCAGACTCCGGGGCGCGGAGCGTGGGACCCGCGCCCCGGGGACCAAACCGCATCTGGCACGGCCCGCCCGCGGGAGCTGCCCCCGAGCACGCGAGAGGAGCCGGTCATGCCCGAAGTCGAGGACGCAGGGCTGGACATCGATTTCGACCAGGAGCTGGCGAAGATCCAGGGCGAGGCCGCCCAGATCCCGCAGCCGCCGCCCGCCGCCGAGGTGAAGATCGCCGAGGGCACGGTGGTCACGTCCGCGCGCACCGTGGAGTTCATGGGCGAGCGGTTCCGGATCGCCTCGTCCATCGGCCTGATGCCGCTGCTCAAGTTCTCCGCGCACGCGGACATGAGCACGTCGGACCCGGGCGCGCTGTCCGCCATGTACTCGATGCTGAAGGACTGCATCGACTGCGGGAACCCGGGCTGCGGGAAGTGCCCGGCGTGCAAGGCCGGCGACGAGCGGGACTGCGCCGGGTACGACCCGGGCGACTGGCGGCGGTTCGAGCAGCACGCCATCGACACCAAGGCGGACGCCGACGAGCTGCTGGACGTCATCACCCGGGTGATCGAGCTGATCTCCGGGCGCCCTACCGAGCCGCCTTCTACCTCCTCTCCTGGACGGCGGTCCATTCGGGACGGGTCGACGGCGCGCTCCTCCGCACGGGGGCGCAAGGGCTCCAGGCGCTGACCGCCCGGCAGGCCTGCAACGTCGCCTACTCGATCCTGGCCGACCAGTGCCAGGGCGCGGACGCGCTGGAGGAACTGGACGCCCGGATCGGGATGACCGAGGACCCGGAGCAGGTCGCGCTGGAGGACCTGCGCCGCTACCAGGAGGAGATGGGGATGAGATTCGCCGATCCCGATGCTCCGGTGGACGCCCCGGATGACGGTGACCGGGTGCCCGGCTGGATGAAGGCCGACGAGGAGTTCCGGTGAGCGGCCGGTTCCGCCTGGACCAGGCCGCCACGCATGCCCTGCTGAATGACCCGGCGGGGCCTGTCGGCCAGCTGGTCGCCGAGGTGAGCGAGCAGGCCGCCCGGATCGCCAGGTCGGCGGTGCGCGTCCGGCAGGTACCCGGTACCAGGCGCACCCGGGCGGGCCGTCATTCCACCGCCCGGCCGCCCGGCTTCACCAAGGCCAGCATCAGGGTGCACGGCCCGGTCATCGGCAGCCGGGGCGGCCTGTACGGCGGCGTCAACGCGGAGGGCAATCCCGGCATCTTCCTGGAGTACCCGGCCGAGCAGATGACCCGGAAGTACCCGTTCCTGACCACGGCCCTCGACGCGATCCAGGGGGTCTGGTAGCCGTGCCCGGCCGGATGCTCGGCGACGCCTACATCGTCATCAGCCCGGACACGCGCCTGTTCGGGACGATGACCGAGGCCCAGATCCGGAAGGCGATAGCCGGGATCAACCCGAACGTCCGGGTCGGCGCGGACACCAAGGGCGCTACCCGCGCGATCCTGAGTTTTCAGGCCCGGCTCAAGGCGCTGTCCGACGCGCTGGGCAAGATGCGCCTGGACGTCAAAGAGGACAAAGCCGGCGCGGCCCGGATCGCGGCCCTGCAGGGCAAGGTCTTCGCGCTGGCCAAGAGCATGTCCTCGATGACGATAGCCGGCGATACCAAGAAGCTGGATGCGCAGATAGCGGCCAAGCTGGCCCAGGTCAAGGACCTCCGGCTGCAGCTGAGCAGCCTGCAGGCGGATGCGAACACCAAGGCCGCCGCGGCCAAGATCGCATCCCTGCAGGCCGAGGCATTTCACCTCCAGGAGAGCCTGAGCAGCGGCAAGCTGAAGGCCGCCGTCGATATCACCAAGGCTGAAACCCGGCTGAAGGCTATCGACGCCGATCTGCGTGTGCTCGCGTCCAACGCGCGGGCGGTCAAGCTGGCCGCGGACAATTCGTCCCTGCTGAAGGCCATCAGCGTAGCCAGGGGCGAGCTGGCCGGGCTGCAGAAGCAGGCTGCGGACGTCCGGCTGGGCGCCAACGTTGACCCGGCGAAGTTGCTGGCCGCGGAGTCGACGCTGCTCGGCTACGAGGCTGCCCTGGAGAAGCTGACTCCCGCCGTGCAGACGGGCGATGTCGCCCTGGGCGCGCTGGGCAAGGCGATTACCGGGACCGGGACCGGGTGGGGGTTCCTGAACCGGGATATCGCGCTATTCGGCGGCGCGTTCAACCGGGTGCTGCCCGTCATCGCCAGCTCGATCAAGGTCTGGCACGTGCTGGCCGACGTGATCATCGAGATCGCCGCCGTCTGGATCCCGGCGGGCCTGGCCGTGGGAGCGTTCGCCGTAGCCGCTTCCGACGCGGCCAAGGAAATCGTCAACCGGATGAACGCCGTGCACACGGTGATGGACGCGACCGGCAGGTCCGTGGCGCCGATGACCAACGCCATGGAAAACCTGCACAAGGCCGTCCGGCCCCAGGTGTACCAGCTGTTCGGCGACGCCCTGACTGTCATGAACTCCCGGACCGGGACGTTCGCGCAGGTAGCCAAGAAGACCGGGACCGTAGTCGATCAGCTCGCCGCCCGGATGGTCTACGCCCTCACATCGAGCAACAAGCTTGGCACGTCCACGAACCAGCTCAGCGGCTTCTGGCGGACCGCCATCACCGACGTGTCCAAGCTGGGCGATTCCATCGGCAACCTGTTCGGCATTTTCGGCAACCTGTTCAGGGCGCTCCCCGGGTTCGCGGCCGGGCTGCTCACCATCGGGGATGACTTCACCAAGATCCTGGAGACAGCCTCGGCCGCCGCCGTCCCGCTGCTCAAGTGGGTGCTGCTGCTGCACGGCTACGTCCTCTACACCGGGCTCGCCGTCACCGCGACGCTCGCGTTCATCGGCGGGGTCGCCAACCTGGCCAAGCAGTTCTTCACCTTCGCCGCCGGGTCGGTCCTGGCCGGCGTCGGCGCGATCAAGTCGTTCGTGAACCTGCTGAAAACGGGCGCGCTGTTCGTCTACGACTTCGTTACCGCCATCGCGGCACTGATCGCGGAGGAAGGGATCCTGATCGCCACCCAGGAACTCCTCGCCGCCGTCAACCCGCTCGTCTGGGTCGGGGCCGCGGTAGTCGCGCTCGGTGCCCTGGTGTTCTGGATGAACACCAGCAAGGACGCTGCCCAGCAGTTCAACGACTCGATGCAGAAGACCATCACCAACGCGTCCCTGGTCAGCCTGCAGTCCACGCTCCAGCAGGGCGCCGCCCAGACCGCGGCCAAACTCGCCGGGGCCAACCACGACCTGAATAAGGCCCTGTCCCAGCAGGGACCCGCGGTTACGGGCGCCGCGACCCGGTGGTCCTCCAACTACAGCCCGGCCGTCGATCATGCCGCCCGGTCTGTCCTGGAACTGACAGCCGGGCAGCGGAAGATCGCCGATCAGGCCGCACTGGTCGGCGGGCGGATCGGCGCGCTGTCCAAGCAGTACGGCGGGAACACCCAGGCCCTCGGCGCGCTGGTCGCGGCCGGGATCACCTCCGCGCAGATCACCGACACGAACAAGGACAAGTGGGCGCAGGCGCTCATCCAGGTCAACTCCACCACGCAGGCCTACCAGGCGATGGGCACCCAGGCCGGGGTGCTCGGCAACGACCTGGACGTGCTCGGCCGCACCGTCACCGACCAGTACAAGGCCGTCCAGACGCTCAATCAGGGCTGGTCCGCGTTCATCGCCGACGTCACCGGCAGCCAGGGCAGCTTCGACACCGTGGCCCAGGGGTTCGTCACCCTGGCCGACCACTCGTCCAAGCTGAACTTCAGCCTCGGCAAGCTGAAGGTGTCGTACAAGGACGCCAACGTCGCAATCGACTCGCTGACCCCGGCCGGCATCGCGCTCAACCAGGCGTTCGGCGACCAGGTGGTCAACGTCGACAAGCTGTTCGCTTCCTGGCGCACCGCCGGGCTGGCCGGCAACCTGTTCACCGCCGGGGTCAAGGACGCGATCGCCCCGCTGGTCAAGTACGCGGCAGGTTCCCGGGAGGCCACTGCCCAGCTTGTTGCCCTGGCCCAGGAAGCGGGCTACCAGGGGCCGATCTCGATGGCGGCCCTGACCAAGTGGCTGGGCAACACGCACGGCGCCACCCAGAAGCTGAAGGACATCACCAACCAGGCCACCACCCAGGAAGCCCTGCTCACCGGGGCGATGCAGGCCCAGGGCAATTACGTCGCCAACACCCTCCTGCGGGATATCAACAACGCGATCCTGAAGTACAACGGGGTGGAAAAGGCGGCCACCGCCTACGGCAACGCGGTAGCCAGGTCCGGCGCCCAGTCCGACGCAGCGCACCAGGCCAGGGCGCGGCTCATTACCGACATCATCAGATCCGGGACGGCCGCGCACGATTCCACCGGCCAGATCGCCGCGATGATCACCAAGGTGCTCGGCATCCCGCCGAAGGAAGCCCTCCAGATCGTCATGACCGGCACCGGGTCGTTCTCGCTGTCCCAGATTAACGCCAAGACCGGCAAGCAGCAGCAGGCGGCGCGGGGCCTGTTCGTCACCGGGGGGACGCCCGGCCAGGACAGCGTGGCCGCGATGCTGATGCCGGGTGAGGTCGTCGTTCCCACGGCTATGGTCAATGCCGGGGCGGTAGACCACCTGCGCGGGATGCTGCCCGGTTTCGCCGGCGGCGGCCTGGTCAACAGGGGCAACCTGGATGTGCTGAGCGGCCAGTACGCGGTAAACGAGCACAACGCTTTCAAGACCTCGATGACCAACTCGATGGTCTCCATGATGCGGACCTCGCTCAAGGCCGCTGAGTCTGCCGCGCAGGCCGCCGCTGCTGCCGCAGTGGGCGGGGTCGGCGTGGCCGGGCCTGGCGGGGGCGCCCCGGCGGCGAACGCGGCGCTGGCCCGCAAGATGATGCCCGCCTGGGGTTCCGGCGCGGAATGGGCCGCGTGGAACACGCTGATGATGCACGAGTCAGGGTGGAATCAATTTGCCAGGAATCCCAGCTCAGGAGCCTATGGCATACCCCAGGCCCTGCCCCCCGGGAAGATGGGCGCCGCCGCGAACCCGCCGCAATCCAACCCCGCCGCGCAGATCAGCTGGATGATCGGCTACATCAGGTCCGCGTACGGTGACCCGATCCGGGCGTGGGCGCAGTATTACGCGCACCCTGGCGGTGTCGGATACTACGCCAAGGGCGGCCTGGCCGGGTACGCCAAGGGCGGCCGGACCGGTTACGCCAAGGGCGGCCCGGCGAGAAAGATGGCAGCCGGCGGCCAGATCCCGCTGGCGAAGTACCTGCCGCAGCTCAAGGCCGCGCAGGCGAACGAGTTCAATGAGTACGCGGGACTGCGGAAGGCGTACCTGACCGACCTGGCGCACGCCCGGAAGGGATCCTGGACGTCCGGGCACAAGGCCGGGATCAGGTCCGAGCTGGGCACCCTGGCCAAGCGGCAGTCCGCCGAGGAGGCCGGCTACGACAACATCCTGCACCACGGCACGGCCAAGGCTAACCTGGCGAAGCTGGCCAGCCGGGTCAAGGCGGTCGCGACGACCAGCCGGGACAAGGACCTCAGCCACAGCCACCCTGGCTGGACGCACGGGCTGCAGCACTGGCTCGGCGTGCTGTCTCACCTGTCCAGCTCCGGCGTCGCCCCGCCTTCCGCCGGAACCCAGGCCAGCAGCGTCCCGGCGGCCTGGGCCAGGGACCCGGACCTGGCCGCCCTGGCCGCCGCCGCGCAGGCCGAGGCGGCCATCTTCTGGAAGCTGAACAAGTCCGCGCTGCCGAAGCAGGCTACTACCGCCCAGCGCAAGGCCCTGGCTGCCTGGGACAAGGCCCTGGAGGTCCAGCAGCTCCGGACGTTCGGCATGACGTCCGGTACGAAGGGCTGGTGGGGCAGTGGCCCCGGGCTGTTCCAGCAGCTGATGAACAGCTTCAGCAACGGCAAGACGCCGCCGTGGGGCGCCTTCGGCAGCGCCGTGGACTACCTCATCCTGGAAGTGGAGGGGACCGGGATCAAGGGCGGCATCAACCCGCCCGGCGCGCCGGCTAATTCCGGGTACGTGCCCTGGCACTACTTCCACGGGCAGTGGCAGGCCCTGCTGAACTCGCTGCGCGCGATCCCGGGCAAGCTGACCGCCGCCGCGCCGTGGAAGCCAGGCAACCTGGGAGCGAGCCACACCGTATCCCCCGGCGTGCTGAAGTTCGACACCGGCCGCGGCGTCCTGCCCCCTGGACTCAGCCTCAGCTGGAACGGGACCGGACGCGGAGAAGCGCTGAGCAGCACCGGGGCCGGCGGCCCGTCCGAGATCCACCTGCACGTCCACAACAACGGCGTGATCGGCTCGCAGCAGCAGACCGATGCCTGGCTGCAGGCCAGCCTCAACCGGATGGCCCGCACCGGGTACCTGACGAATTCGGTTAACCGGGCGCAGGGCAGGTAATGGCTACCTTCCCCGGGACCCCGCCGAACCCGCTGGGCTTCAAGGCTGAACTCAACCTCAACGGGACCTGGACTGACATCACCCAGTACGTGATGCTGCGGAACTTCGTCAGCATCTCGAACATGGGCCGGGCCGACGAATCCGGGTCGATCACGGCGTCGACCCTGACCCTGACCCTGAAAAACGACGGCCGCTTCACGCCGAAAAACAGCAGCGGCGCCTATTTCCCCAACATCGTCCGCAACTGCCAGATCCGGATCTCGGTCAACGCCACCTCCGCGACCGGCGTCGCCTATAACAACTTCCGGTTCTTCGGGGAGATATCGAGCTGGCCGCCGGGCTACGACACCAGCCAGCGTGACGTCTACGTGGACATCACGGCGTCCGGGATCTGGCGCCGCATCCAGTCGTCCTCGCCCTT